CCATATCACCTGCATAGCCGGAAAAGTCCTTGATTATTCTGGTCCCTTCTTTAAGGAGCTCAATGACTCGTCTTTTACGTTCTCTGCTTATTAAAGACGGAAGACGATAATTCATATCCGCCACCGCCTTATCATGTATGGAGTTGATTAAAAACATCTCTCTTTCATCCCCTGCAAACTCAGTAAGAACCAAAAGGAACTTACTTATCAGGTATTCGTTTTCTTCTACTGTTAGTCTCATGGTTCTTATTTTTTTTTAATACAATGACTGTTCTTCTTTTGTCTCTTGTTCCTGATTGTCCGTAACGTCTTCCACAGTATAGAGCTTAGGCGGCGTCGGCGGCTGGTTGGGGTTCACGAACTTCGTCCCGCCCTCCCCGTACATCCATCCATGCCCCGGCAGTATCTCTGGGTGGATTGTATTAGTAAGCTCTTCCATACTAACTTGCCTTACCTTCAGTATATGATGAAACACCAGTCCGGCTGTCCTGAATGATGTTTTGTTTTCAGTTTTAAACCTATCAAGAGTCTGATACCAATCTTTCCCAAATATCATATACTTATCCAGCCCGTACCTACGAGGATTGTGCAAACCTATCATTAACGTACATAACTGACCCAGCGTATCAGATTGGTAAAAATCAGAAAGACGCGGAGGCTGCTCTTGTGGGCTTTTTATCCTTCCTTCTATTTCTCTGTTGAATTGGGATATGATGAGGAAAAATATGTTTTTATATACTAATTTAGCTTCGTTCATAACCGCCACCAAATCATCTATAGCCGACTTAGGATCTAACCCCATTCTTTTTATCAAAGCAATATGATCGACTTTAAATATTATAAGACGTTTGTCTTTGTGTTTGGTAGCTATATGATACACAGCCGCCTCAAACTCTTTTACCGTACACGGAGCATCGATGTATATTATATTATTCCTGATTTCACCTTGAAGGATTTCAAACATCCTCATCTCTTCTACTGTATTAGAATCTTGCCTTCTTAATATTTCAGGAGCTCGCTTTTTCATATCCTGGCTCATTCTACGAAGAAGAAGATCTTGAGGATTCATTTCGAACTCGCAATTAACAAGAAAATAATCTTCTGCTTGCGGGTTGATCATCGGATTCATCACATTTTCCAATATCTTTTGGGCCACATACGATTTACCTACAGATGGCCGGGCTCCTATGGCAATAGCGTGCTGAGGAAAAATACCTCCAAGCAAAGCCTCGTCAATATAATCGTATCCGGTTTTAGCGGGGATAAGCTCTCCCCGCCTGTATTTCAAGATATTCTCATACGCCTCTTCCATAACCTGTTTAGAGGTTTTGAATATCCTTCTTATATCTATTTTATTTTTCAGATCCTCTTGCATTTTTGTCACCTTTCGTATCCGATTTGGATCCCCTATTAGCTTTTACTGATTTATACCTAAGACCGTTCTTGGTATGAGAACAATCCTTTCCTTTTCTCCAGCCCTTACCCTTCTTCTTGTCCGTTTCGTAGTTTTTACGACCAAGCTCTCGGCGTTTGGCTTTCTGTTCCGGTCTGGCATTTATCTCCTTGTCCTTTTTAGCCTTTTTCTTCCTGGCTTCGGGATGAGTCCTGTAGTACTCTGTTGATCTGCCCATGTGCTTATATTTTTTTGATTAATAATAGCACAAAGATAGGCAATTCGCGCCCTATTTCAACCTGCCGTAGCTCATATCAGGATCACACCAGACATATCCGTCTTTCTCATCATGAAGATACTCAGGACATCCTCTACATGCGCTACTGCCTGACACTATTTGATTGTTTTTATTAGGGCACTTATCTCCAGGTTTATGCCATTCTATTCTCGAACCTGATCGCTCTTTGTTTACATGACAGAACTGAAAGACTTTTCCCATCGTCTTCTCGCCAAACATACCTATATGTGTGTACTCTTCCGGTATAGCGAGAAATTCAGATAAATCTTTATACATCCTTTCCCGTTCCTCCGGCGTAGACCATAGTCTGTCAAGTTCGGCATGGACTCTTATCTTAAGAGATCTCAGTGATGGCCCTGCAAGCCGGCCTTTAGCTTTTCCCTTATTCGGCCCTGATTCATGAACACCGACATAAGCGTTGCATGGTTTGCACATCATAACCATCCCTAAGCCTTTTCTGTTATATACTTTATCGGCATTGATCAACTCGGTTTCTCTTCCGCAATAAGGACAAATTTCGCCTCTTAAAACCCGTTGTTGGCGCTCATTAAGTTCCATACCCTATTCTTTTGTTTTTCTTTAAACTTTTCATACAAACTGTTTTCAGTTTCCATTTCCGAAATCTCTACCTCTACATCCTCTCTTTTGAAAATTACTTTCTTGGCTGTCGGATACGCACATTTAGAGATACGAATAGCATTACGAATAGCGTAAACAAAATACGTTTCTGGTGACGATTCGATCACCACTACCTCATTTAAAGTGTTTTTGTAATTTTCCATATTATCTGCTTGCTTCAATTATATAACCAGGACGATCTTCACACGCCTCTTTGTATTCGATAAGAAACTTAAGAAATGAATCATAAGACCCCCCATCCGTTTTCTGGTTCGTATCTCAAAAGACTCTTTCTCTTGGAGATCATAATATATATACCTTTTGTGAGTATCTTCACCATCTCCTTAGTATCTATTTCCCTACCCAATTCTTCCGGTCTCCAAACATAATCGTATAGTGTTTCTTTGTTTTCTGATACGAATATTTTTTGTGCCATCTTGTTCATGTTGTGGGTGATGTTTGCAACCCATTTACGATCCTCTTCTTTCTTCTTGCTCTTAATATAAACGTCCAGGCTCATAATATTTCTCTTTTACTTTGTTATTAATTATCAAATCTGCCACATCATCTCCGTCCCCTACATTCTCAACACTCTGAAGATAGTCCGATACTTTTATCCTTGACTTCATCATCATCCCATCTATCTTTTTACTCCATGTGTCAAATGCTTGTCCTTTGTCCGGAAAAGCTACAGTCTTTCTATCTTTTAAAACATCTATCACTTCCGGTCTTAAGTTCTGCAACCCACCGGTAGCTACAAACAACTCATCTGGTTTATTCACGGCGCATATAATAGCCGTCTTTTCTGACTCCACCAAATTAACTACCTTATCTGGATACTGGCTTAGAAGATGTTCTCCAAACAGGCATTGTCTAAACAAGAAGTCTCTTGCATGCAACGAGTGATAAAACATGACATGAGGTCGCTCATTGTCACCGTCTTTTTCCTTCACTCTTTTTACATCAATCTCATTCCCCTGGCTGTCGGTCTTTATATAAAAATCCATAATCTTGCCGGTTCTGCATACAAAGTCCTTATCTATCTGCCAGAATATACAACACCCTTTCCATCCCCATAAGTCCATTGTTCCAACATGATACCTTCTAAATACGTCAGATACCCTTTCTTTTCCCCATAGAGACGATAAAAATCTAAATACGGTGTTTCTATCGTCTGGAACTACAGTCCTCTCAAACTCGCTAAAAGGTATGTAATTTACAACGTCAGGATTTACAGGAGGACGATAAGCTCTTATACACTTGTTTCCCGAGATCCAAAGATCTTTGTCACCTACATCCTTACCAGTAGGTCGTTTATCGTAACCGCAAGTCCGTTCATGATCGCATCTTCCGAACTCGTTGCCAACAACCTGGCCTGTTGCCACATCAATATAAGGGGTGAGACACCGGCTTTTCCCGCAAGCTGGGCAGGTTAGCTTCAGTCGGCTCCTTCCGGGCCTGCGGTCAAGTTGAAACCGGGGTACGTTTTCGTATCTTCTGAAATCAAGCATTTTTAACTCCTCTCATTGCTTCTATGATTCTATCCGCTATAGTTATAGACCATGACACCACATCTGGTATATATACTCCGCAATCTATTTCTCCTTTTCTATCTTGCATTTTAATGAACTCAATAGAATAAGCCTTAACAAGATCGAATCTACGTTGTTCCCAGTCTACATCTTTGTTCTCATCATCCACAGGAAGGGTATCGAGATAATAATTTAAACTCTCATTTATCACACTTCCGTTGCTGTCATAGAATTGTATTTTGTCATAGTCTCTTCTTATAGTTGAACCATTGAAGGTGATTACGTCTATTATCTCCCCGGTTCTTCTAATTTTTCTTTTCATACTCTTCTTGTGTTTCTAACCAGTATAGGCATTGTCACATTAACAGTCTTGCCATATTTCTCGTAAGATGTGAGTATGCATATTGCATACTTATCCCCTATTTTCAAATCTTTCGATAATCTTAATCTTGAACCCCTTTTGATGTTAATAAAATAATCACCAAAAGGATTGATACATATCGGTTTTACGATTTCCACATAATCTCCTTTAGGAATAACAATATCACTCATATTACGAATCTTTTAGACATTTCCTCAGCAATATCATATACGACAATATGATCCTCTTCATTGTACGGCTTATTGATATTCAGCACTCCTTTTCTCACTTTAAACCTCTTATCTTTTCTGATATGATTCAACATCCCTTGTTGGAACACACAGTCCGCTTTCTCCATAGCAGCATTTTTATCAGACCATTCTTTTAGCGTATAACCTTTACTGTTCGTGCTTTTTGGAGAAAAATTCATAATACGTGCATCAATTCCGTACCAGTTTTTAACCATTCTCCTTTCAGCCTCCAATTGAAAAGCATGTTCATTTCGTATGTCACCTGATTTAAAATCTAAGATAACAATCTCTTCTTTCTCCACTTCTCTTACTTCCTTCTTCGGATCTCCTTTTTTGAACTGCCCCGTAGCCCTTTGATACACGGCTCCAAAATAACCTTCTTCTTTGTATTTGAATGTCATTTTAACCATCGCATCTATCGGCGTAGCTACCAAATAATCTTCTAATGACAATATTCTTTCAATCATCATCGGCTTAACCTTATACTCCGAACAAAACTTAGCAAACTTCATAACTCTGACAATCATATCGTCAAGATCATCTATGCTACCAAAGAATTTGTCAAGATTCTTTTTTGATATTTTAAGCTTGCCTTCTTGCACTGTCTTAACTATAAAACTTCGATTTAAGACCATATCTCTACCCGTCAAGTACAATCCGTATAGGTAGTGCATGATCGTTCCTTTATCTGCATCATATTCTGATACTTCTTCCGGATTGCGACCAATCATCCTCATCTCCTGTCTCCATTCTTGAAGAGCCGTCTTGTCATCTACGAATCCGTCTCTGATCATGGTTGTTACCGAAGCATATATCTTGGCTGTCCCATCATCCATCTTTCTTACATAAAAACGATTACCGTCTAATGTCAATCTTACGAATTTGGGAGTCTCGATCTTCTTTAACTCATCACAGATATAAAACGGCTCTAACGTTTCCTGATTTTCTGTAAACGGATTCGAATCCTCTTCTCCAGGGTTAGAAGCGGCTCCCTCCTCCGGAGCTTCCGGTTCCTCCTTCTGGGCCTGCTCTGGCTCAGGCGCCGGCTCTTCAACTACTGGAACCTGTCCGCCTCTTTCTGCTATGTCTCTGTTCTTTATTAAAGACATAACCTCCTTCTTTAACTGCTCTGGTGTTTGGTTGGGATCTGACACCGATATCACAACATCGTTCATTCTAAACAACGTATTTCCTTCTCCTTCCACCATAGGTACAAATCCTAAATCTGTCAATATTTTTATTTTTTCTTTCATGATCTTCCTCTAATCAATTCTTCTTTAATACAATGTAACACTGTTTCCACTTCATCTTTATCTCTATCTTTCACTGCGATAGCTATATCCTTACTATAACTCTCTCTTCGTATGTGAGCATAAAAGATAGTTTCATCGTCAGCTTCTATTCTTATTTTATAAAGTTTTCTCATATCTGTCAATTATTTCAATAATTAATCTACCTCTTTCTTTAATCATTCCCCTGCTTTCCATATCCAGTACCTTCTTTACCGCATACTTCCACACAAAAGGAAATTCTGTTTCAAGTTTATCAAATTCCATCCGGTCAAGATACATGTCGAATACCGTATGCTCCGATTCATGAAGGAAAACTATATTATCTCTGCAAGTGGCAACCGACTTATATAACCTTTTCGGAAGTATGTGACAGACGTTACATACTGTAGGAAAATGAATAGCCTTACCAGTCATAGACATTCGAATAGTACTCAATTCCTCCAACATAAGACGAAAAAACCCGGATAAATCCGGGTTTTCTAACTTTTTCTTCTTGCTGCTGTTTTTAATGGATGTAATTCTGTCTTTTTTCTTCGGAGTCAACTCTTTGCTCCTGCAAGCCTGGCATAAGCCATGACTTCTTATCATTACTTTTCGTCCGCATTTTTCGCAGACGTATAGCTTCTTTTCCTTGCTTTCCATTCGAATAATAATGATATTATTGAAAAGAATAATCCCGCTGAAGCCAGTAGATAAGGTACGTTCATTAATAATTTAGATACCTCGTCTGTCTTAATCACTATCAGAAGGAAAGCGCCTGCTGAAAGCAATGATATTATCGCCACAACAAGCGCTATGTTGGAAACTACATCAGCCTTACTCTTCACTCTTCTTCTCGCCTAATTTTTCAGCTCCCTTCTGAAGATCGTATTTAAACACTTCAATGATTTTCGTTTCCACAATAGACTCGCAATTCCAGTCTCCTAACGTACCCTGCATACCTTTAGTCAACACAGCTTCGGCATCCTTAGGATTGCCGGCCTGGATATACATATAGCATGGAGTTTTCTTTTCTTTACCTTTCTTTTCATCCAGTGTAATGTAATTCACCTTACACTTATACCAGTACTCAGCTTCTCCGTTGAAGAAGATTTCCGACACTTTAACAGGATTAATTTTTACAACCTCGAAAGAATTGTACAAATCCTTGAAGATCTCCAACGATCTTGATTCTGCCTCTGTGTAAGACAAGGCATCCACTAAATACTTTTCAGTTACTTTCTTTTTTTTGCCGTTCTCGATATTATCAATCTCGGCTTTTACCGTAATTTCAAACCAGCGATTCATTGTATTAATATTTAATTAGTTGATTTCTTTCCTTTCTCTATACTGTTTTTAAATCTTTCAGAACACCACTGCAAAACGTCCATCATCATCATCTCATTATTAGATAAGATACCTTTTATAACTAACGCCAATTGATGCTGTGACATTCGTTGGCTCATATCAAATCTTCTTTCCTCTTCATTTACTATCGTAGCCACGAAATACTTACACCCCTCTAAGTGCGTCAGAGCCTCAATCATAGCTTCTTTTATCTCTTTTTCTTCCATCCTGTTTGTTTTTTTTGGACAAAGATATGTCTTTTGATAATAAAAAAGATTCAAAATGATTTAATTTAGCTTAATTGCTGCTATTTTAATTCGTCAGGTATAGGAACTGGTATAGACATGTCGAACTTTTTTCTGATAAACACCTCTGTTTCTTCATTGAATGGATAGGCCTCCTTGATAAAATTCATAGCCACCTCCATGTCGTCATCTGCTATATCTTTATACCTCTCAAAGATGCCAACCATGTCGTTGTTATATGAACGCTCTTGTTTTATATTGTACACGTATTTCAATACCCTATCTTTGATTTCATTGGCTTTTTTCACGGTGTCATTGAAGGTGTTTATACTTGTCAATTCAGGGTTTTTATTTTTCTCATCTATCTTATCAAACTCTTCCTTGCTATATCCTGTTTCTCCTTTAACAGCCGGGCAAACACTTTCTTTTATGATCCAAAACTGTTCATACGATCCTGTCAGAAACCTTGATTCTATTTTAAATGCATTATATTTAACAAGCAAATTAGCCACCTCAGTTGCGCCTTCTACGGTTCTAAAACCGATGCCGATATCTTTTAACATAAATACTGGAACTCCAGTTCTTGGATACACGACTTCTTTTTTGTTCTTTATATTCCAGTTTTTAGCTTCAATTGGAATACCTTTACCAGCAAGCTCCTTGTCTATATACAGACTTATCTCTTCGTCTGTCAATGCCACAATCTCATCTCTGTTTAAATCAAAAACTGTTTTCATTTTTTTTATTCATTAAATTAAACAACTTACTTCTTTGTTCAGGCTCCGTATATTCCACCCATATATCGGCTGCCACATTTCTAAGAAATTCCATAAAGTCTTGATGATCCCTGTATTCAGCAGAATCAACTTTTCTCACAAAACTTAGAATTTCCTTTAACATCTTATTGTTTTCTTCAAGAAGTTCTCTGTCGGTCATAACCTTTCAAATTTTCTTCTTATGGTGTTGATTCTTTACCGCTCTGGCTACCTCCGACAACTCCACGTCCCTTTCCATTGTTACCCGAAAATCTTCTTCTGTTAAAGAAAAAGACATAGTTAATGTAGGAGTATCCTTAAAATACCAATCACATAATTCTTTTAACTCTTTACGTTCATCCTCGTTTTTACATTTATGAATGGTAAGGTAATTCATTCTTTCCTCTTTTTCTTTGTCTGTTAAATCTTTTTTCATAATTCTAACTTTTAAAATTGAGTATATAATTACCTAAGGTAATAGATCATCCAAATAAGCCCATGATTCCATTTCATCTAATCTGCATAAAATACATCCTGGACGGCTGGATATAAAAGTTCTGTTCTCTTCCAATATACCCATAATTGGATTCTTTGATCCTATTGTTGATTTCTTAGGGAGAAACACAATAAAACGGTGGCAATCTGGAATTACTGTTATAGAATGCCACACGCTGTTAATGCGCCATTCTGCACCAGCTTTAAAAAGAGGAACAGCAAATTCTATATCTTGTTTCATGTCTTATTAATTGCTCCAAGTTGTCTAATCTTAGTTTTAATCTCTAAAAGTTGAGCGTTGTTGATTATATTCTTATTCATATTTTATTAAAGTTTATCTATTATTTTGTCACCCATTTCCTGCCATTCATCACTCACGCTTATAACCAATCCTATGCCAGTTGATGATAATAACAATGTAAAAATAAGCCATAACAGAAAGCAGATAAAAACACATACATACCTCATGATTTTTTAGTTGTTAGATAAAAGCAAAATCGGTTCATTTGACTCCGCAATTGCTTTTATTTGTTCTGGATTGACAAAACTCTTAACTTGTTCGCTTATATTACAAATGGACTTGATCATATCAACGAATAATTTCGAGGTACATTCGTTACACTCCACTTCCATTACCTGTTTATGTCTATTGTATGATATGCTCGTTACACAATTCAGCCAGTGCGCATAAGTTCCTTTTTCTGTATTTAACCTGCCGTATTCTACTTTTGTCTCTCCATTTCCATATTCAATTACTCTTTTTAGAAATGGTTTTGCATAAACACTAAAACCGAAAGGTTGGGTGTTTAAGGCATCTAAACGGGAAGTTCCATCTCTCCATTTTCCATTTTCATCGCCTCCTGTCCATTCCTTAGAGGGGTTAGGGACAATATTTCCGTTTTTGTCATAGGAAAACGTGCAATTCGTTTCCAGTTGATACTTAATAACAGGCACTTCTTCTACTATTTTATAACTCAAACATCTCTTCAGAACTTCCCTGATTTGACTTTCCAAATCAGAAAGTGCTATACTATTGAAATATCCTTCGTTGCCTAATCTGTTTGTAGGTAATTTGATCCCATAAGAATGAATCTTGTCCACATCTTCTTTTGACAAGGTAGTGGTAAACACTCCTTCTTTGGTGACATTCACTTTAACAGTTACAGATAAACTGTTGTTATCATTCTTTTCCGTTATATTTAGTGTTGTTAATACTGCCATAATAAGATCTTTTTGAAATCAATTCGAATAAATATAATGCATTCCTGCTTCATATACCTTATGTACATCAGGGTCATTCTTGTCTTCCGGTTCCAATTCACTCTCTTCACAAGTATAATCCCATTCAGTATTATAGTACAAATCCTCGTCTGTTTTCTCCAAGGAACAATCTTTCATTAGATTCATATTTTCTCCCCAGACTGCAACTTCTTTCTGTTGCTCTTCTTCTGTCATAAGAGATATTTTGTCTTTCAATTCTTTCCAGGTCATGATTTTTAAAAGATGATTAATAATTCATTCTACATCAAAAAGTTGATCTAACACCAATAATTCGGCATCCATATCTTCATCTTTCGGGAAACGAACTTTTATATTTCCAAACTTAGATGTCTTAAACAAGATGTAGGGGTTCATATCTTCGGCAGTCACCGGCTTATATTCCTTAACTTCCGACATCTTGAGATACCAGTCACCTATTTTTACAAACCCAGAAAAGATAGAACACAGATGCGCTTTTACAGACTGTATCTCCTTTTTATCTTTGAAAGGTATAATTTCGTCCTTTCCCCTTATCCTGATTGACAAGAAAGGACGAATGTTATCTGTTTCATTTTGAAATTTGAAGCCTGTTATGGCTTGCTTGGGGATTCTTCTTCCCATTAATATAAAATAGCTCATTGTGATAAGTGATTTTGTTTTATATCAGGTAAGTAATTTGTAATAACATCAAGTGATATCCATAACTCTGGCTCTATGCTATTTTTTATTCTATCACTGAAAAGAGAATTATCATCACAATCACAATGAGAGATTGTGATATAACAATCTTGATAATCCCACCAATGAGCCGATTTAAAATCGTCTCCTCCATTCCAAAACCCTATTCTTATACCTCTTGGGTTGAAATCTTCATCTATCCAACTTGGGTGATAAGCCAACACTTCTTCTCCCTCTGAAGGTTTTTCCTCTTTGAATTTCTTCCAGTTCATCTCACCTTTAATTAATTAGACACAAATATACAAGTTTTACTAAGATGCCCTTCTGTCATCTCTTTGACATACTCCCACACCTAAAGTTCGCGGTAGTATGTCAATCTATTGATTTCTTCCCAATCTTTTTAATCTTTGTTGGTCTTAACAATCGATAATCCTTTTCTATCGGCCTATCGAATACGTCATTCCTATATCCTTTATATCCTTTCTCGTAAATACTAACCCTTGCACAAAACTCAACCACGTCGCCTGGTAATAAATCGGCGCTTTCGAATCCTTTTGTCAAATCAAACCACAAATGATCTGTTACTATTTTATCATCGAGTAACACGTCTTGTAAAAGTATTGTCTTTACAGGTCCTTTATACCCATCCCTGAATCCAAAACGAATGAATGTCGCTGTAAATACGTGCCGATCTCTTGATCCTATTATTTTCAGTTCTTTTCTCATCCTCTTTCATTTATTTGTTTCACTTATGAAATTGACAACATCCTTTAGATATCCTTCTGTCATCTCTATGAAATTCACACAATCTAATTTGCTTAATTTGTAAATCAATGCCGGATTGTGTATTATGGCTATAATTTGTGTTTGTGGTTTATGAAATGACAATACATTGTAAATCTGCATTATGTTGTCAATATCAAGATTCCTGTCTGGCTCATCCATGAGAACCGTGTATTCAAAACTGCTTTCTGTTAATGTTATGCGGTTTCTTTTATAATACTTCAACAGGTTATCAATTCTTTTGATCCAAAATGCATTTGATTTTTTCTTGTATTCTGCAAGATCTTGCATTGGAAACGCATAATCCTTTTGGCTGAACATTAAATTGAAAAGTGATTCCAATGATAACACCACTTTTTCCCCATAAGATTTTTGAATACTATTCGCATACAAATCGAAATTGCTGATGTTTTTTAATACACTATCTCGATTTGTCTCCGTTGACGGCAATAAACGGAATACTTTCCCTGCATAATCGGATGATATGTCAATCCCATCAAGAACCTTGTCATCATCATCAAATATAGGTGGAAAATCCAGTGCCTCGATCGGTATTTCAGAGCACATGGATTTCTCACATAACGCATACATTGATATGATGTTAAGCAAAGTTGATTTTCCACTACCGTTTTTACCTACAATCACATTCACTCCTGGCTTGAAAATAAATTCTCTGCCATTTTCAAATGCTTCTGTATCCGAAACATATTCAAATGGAGTTTTTGTATTATCTTTTATTTTTACTGATGTTATCATTGTAATCCTTTTTAAAAATCAATTACCGTCCGAACCATGTCTCCGATGTGCTTGTTGCCGGTGCCCGTGAGGCCACTGGAGAAGACCACGTACCACGCGACGGCCTGGCTGCTCTCAGTACTGGACCAATACCACGTCGAGGAGAGGGGAGATGCCGAAACATAAGTGAATGCTTTGTTTAGTTCGTCCATATAATGGGCCATTAAATTTAATTGACCAAGAGATGGTATATACTCGCCATCTTCCAGCAGATTTCTCAATTTTGGATTTCTGGCTACAAGGCGTTCCGTATTGCCGCGTCCGTCAATGTCAAACAGCGCATCACATTCACGTTCGTAATATGTCCCACTTCCGGATTCTTCACGGCTATCATCGTCAAGCAATTGTACGATATCATGCTCCGTCAGTGAGATTGCAAATGACATGTATCTGTGCTTCAACCCAATGTATCGTACACAATCTTTGGAGTTATCGCCGGTAAACGGCTCAGCGTGTCCATTTCCGTAGATTAGATACAAACCATCTTTTCTTGATGGTACTCTATTTTCACATACGCATCTTTCATTTTTGGGACTTACAATTATGTTCAACCCATTCAACACATGATCTTTTATAACCTCCTTACATATTCTTCTTACAAAATCATAATCTCTTTGTTTAAGCTCATCTGCTACCATACATCTGATCCAATGTTCTATCTGATTGTTTCCTCCGTATGTATTAAGCATACACTGTTTTACGAGTTTTTCCAATAATGACTCTATGTTTTTGATTATATCTTCTTTGGTAAGGTGAAGTTCATTTAATATATAGTTCCTTACTGCCTTGTATTCTTTACTTGTGCTCATAATATATCTACTTAATACTGTGAATTATATTTTTTTTCTCTCTCCCACTATCTTCCCCTATAGGATTATTCCATCCGTATTTTACAGCCGTAGCTCTAAATAGAGGAAGTCTATAAAATCTATAATCATTCTCAAGATGAGCATATACTGTTGATTTCATTTCAGTTCTTTAATTAAAGCATCCGCATATATTACAGCTAATTCAGCCGCCTTATCACACGCTTCCAATATTAATTCACCGTGAGGTCCACGTCCTGATACGGATGTGATCGGAAGCATGGTTTTTGCCATCTCGTATCTACGTTGTTCCCAATCTACATGGGTGTTACACGGTTCTTGATTGACCTGTATATATCTTCCTTCAATATTAGAAGATCTTAATATTTCCGCATTCTCTTCGCCGAATGCAACCAGAATAGACCCACATCCTGGACTTTCACCTATTGTTCCATCTTCTCTGTGGAATTTTATCCTTCCTTTCATGAACAATATACCTTTTGCTTTCGGGAATACAACATCCTGAAACATCTTATTGTCAAGACGATTAAAAAGAAGAGCTATTCCGTTATTGTGCTCTACCATACGAGTAATAAAATGCTCTATAGTCGGTCTTGAATAAGGTGGGTTTAACCATACCCTTCCTTCCCATTTTTGTTTTAATCCATCTTGCTCTTTGTTATACATAACCCTGGCTGTCCTCCATAACGGACGCATAGGCGCACATGGATCTAAATCAAATTCCCCTAAAGCATCTATAATCTCTTTAGGTGTGTACCATTCATCTGTACTGTTTTTAGATTTCTCAAATGATGTATTCATATATCTATGTTTTATAAGTTAATCCCATCCTCCAGTAGTGTACAAAGATACATCTTCCTCCTCTACGTTTACACCTTTAAGAGCCTGTAGAAGTTTTTTCTTTGTCTCCCGGCACATATTGTAACCATATCCTTTATACCGATATGAGCGCTCCCATGTGCTTACTGGAAAAGGAATATTTTCGTCAATGACCAGCCTCTTCATATGAAGATGTTCGAAGAATTTCTCATGATAGAGTAGTTTGTACTCGTATGCTACTATACTTGCAGATGAGAATGGAAAATAATCATCTTCTTTTTCTTCGTATTTGGGCTCCTTGTAGTAAGCCATTTTTGTCACAGTAAAATCGAAGCTCCTAAGAATCTCTTTCGGCTTTCCAAACTCTGACTCTATGAACTCTATCCATACCTTTTCTCCCTCTTTCTGGAACGCACATGCCTTCTCATTTCTGTACTTAAATTTCCATCCTTCTTTCTGATGTTTTTCATCATTGAACGAATCAATAGCCTCCTGAAAATCGCTTTCACTTTCAAAGAAAATATCAATGTCTTTTACTCTTTCTCCGGAAAGGATATTTTTAAAACATCCACCAGCTATGAACCCCTTGTGACCTTCCATATACTTGTCAAGCCATCTTATTTGCCAGAAATTATCTGGAGTATCTATTACAAAATTGTTCATATTGTTTGTATTTTACTATTACCAAGCGAGATAAAAATTCCGCTTTACGATAATACAATGAGTGTAATTACTCAGGTCGATTCCGTTGTCCGTAAATGTATCCAGGACCCGTTTTTCCACGTATTTGAGTTTTACTGTTATCCCCTTCTTAAACACTTCTATTAACTTCTCATTGCACTCAATAGGTCCAATAAGACAGTATCTATTCGAAGGACTGTCTGATATACAATATGTCTGACATCCTAACATGTTGCTTAAAATTACTTCGTTCATAATTTCTCTATGATTCTAATATGGTGTCTACAAACTCCGTTATTTTATCAACGGATTCTTTTGATAAGGTATATCTTCTCCAATCCCATCTAAAATGCGCTTTTGGGAGATTTTTAGTAGAATATTTTTCATTTCCGTCCTTGTTAGTCCATTCGTAATTATCCTCTGGATCCGCCACTTTTATCCCCGATTTAGGTCCGTTACGAAAGCTATATAGCATTCTTATAACCGATTCAAAATCCGAACCTATATCAAATAGCATATGATACACCTTGTTTATTAAAGCCCTATCAGCTTGTTCCAAGTCTTCACCAAACAACTCTCTTACACTCCAATTTTTCATTTCTGAATAACGAATGAAATTAAGTTTCCCTTTTTCTATATTAGGATCTTTTCTTGATAATACAAGCTCCAAATCTTTCACAAATGATTCTTTTAGTTTCTTTTGTCCTAACAAGGCGGTGTATTTGCTCACTATATCCATTATCCAAAGTTTTTTAATATTGCTCCAAACGAATCATATTTAATCCCTAATGTATCATGTGCCTTTTGGGATCCACATTCACATTCTCCTACCTTATGTTCTGATCCACAATCGCATAAGTCTATTCCCCAATGGTTGACGCAGTGGTCGCAGCAGCAGGACTGGTGAAGCCATGTGGCATCACCAGCATCCAAATCCAATTTTTCAAATGTTTCCCAAAACATGCTATTCGAAGCTCCATTATCAAATCTGATAGTGACTGCACCGCATTTACATTTTGTATGTATTCTATTTTCATATATGTTCCATTTTCAAAATTTCTGGGGACAGATATTCTTGTAACTCCAATTTGCGTATTGGAACAAGACAATCCAGATGTTTAGCATCCATTTCTTGCTTATCTTCATCTACCCACGTTAAAGTACCTTCACTGCTACATTCTGGGCATTTGTCAGCTCCACATGGAAGAAGCATTTGTGCTCCACATAAGACACATCTTACCCAGTCTCCGTGCTGCACCCCTTCGTATGTTCTTGTTTTCATATTTGTCATTTTATCATTTACAACTTTCACTTCTTCGCTCCACAAACGTCTCTTATATATCGGAGTGATGCCGATCAGAATACCACTATCTTCACCCCAATACTGAAGTGTTTTGGACTCAATTTTATGATGCAATTCCTGTATTCCTCCTTTGTTTCTGTCATAAGGATAAAAATCAGATAATTTTACCATTTTCATTTTTCTGGATTTTCAGTAGTTCCTAAAAGACATTCATTACCCTCAAAATGAATACAATAATCCCATAATGTTCCATTGGAACATTCGTACTTATAAGGCAATCCATTATAATCGTCCACAATTTCCCTTGCAAACAAACTGATATTCCATTTTTTATTTCCTTCTTTTCTTACCAGCACTTTGTCAAACGGCTTAAAATCATATTTCGGTTTTTCTTCAATCCCGAAGAAGCGTTTCAGATACTCTTTAGCTTCAGGTTCTTTGCTTGCCTTTAATGCGTCAACCAACTTTTGTCTTTCGGACTCAGTGGCAAATCTGTATTTTTCTATCTGATTTTCCCAAGCAGATAAACCATCTTCTATTTTAAGAATACCTTTTTGATTTAAAGAGGCATAAAAAGATGTTAAATATTTCCCATGTGTATTTAAAATAAAGATATAGCTACCATCTTTATTACTTAACACCTCTCCATCTTTAAACGTAGTATATTCCGGGACTTCAAGAAGGAGGCGATTTTCGCTGCTAAGTGCTTTTCCTGTAGCAGAAAACCAGTCTGCCGATACAGAAATCGAATGAATTACAACCAATAACGGACAATTTGACGAATTGTCTTCATATACGATTTCTGCTCTATTTTGTCCTTTCTCTGTCACAATACGACCTGCTATTTCCCCTATGTTTATTTTTTTCGCCGTTTCTAAATCAAACGGAATTGTTGCTGTTCTCTGTTCCATGATCTTATTTGCTTTTATTAGTTCCTAAAAGATGCTCATTTCCTTGGTATGGAATACACTCTTTGTATCTCAAACCTCCCAAGCATTCATATTTGTATTCTTCTTCTCTTACTCTGGCAAATAAGTGTAGATTCCAATTTCCCAAATTGCTTGCTCTCACCAAGACTTGATCGAATGGCTTAAAATCGCATTTCTTTTCTTTAGTCAGCAAGTATTCGTACTCACTTAGATATTGTTTTATTATTCCTGCTTTTTTAAGGTTTTCTGTATTAGCAATTCTTTCAGCAAAAGATTTTTTCTCTTCCTCTGTGGCTAATCTAACATACTTGGATTTATCCTCACCACACACACTTGTCCATATTGGAACTTCTTCAGATGTAATCTCGCCATATGCCGATATACCATATATGCATCCCATATCTCCTTCTCTATTAATAATACCATTATATATAAATGGGTTCCCAAGCGTGCTTATTAATACATCTCCTTTCTTAAAATACGCTCCAGCCTCTACTTCCAATTCCAGAACGTTGTTGAAAAAAGTACGACCTTCTGTATCGGCATATATAGCACTTATCCCAGATTCATCTTTTTTTACAAAAAGTAAATTATAACGATCTGCACAGTCTTTTGACTCATATACAAATTCTATTTTAATATTACCAATTAATACTGAACCTTCTATTTCTCCGCTTTTAATTTTTCTCGCCGTATTTAAATCAAACGGAACAATAATTGGATTTTCCATATCTTTTTATTTTTAATTATGTAATCAATAAAACAAGATGGGTTACTTAAACCCATCCCAGTTGTTTTGCTATTCTCTCCATTTCGTTATATGCTATCCTATGACATCCAGCGGTTAGCAAATCGTTTTCGTACCGATTTAGACTCCACTGGTGACCGGTGATGTCCTCCACCAGACCGTGCCGAAACTCGGCGCCCCGGTGCATTGCCGACACAGCCCGCCACAGTTTTCTGGCTTCTGCTATTCCAATCTTTATCTGTTTACTTGTCTCAATAATATTTCCTTTTATACGAATCCAGGCGTTAGGTTTTTCACCAGGAATATAGAAAGGTGTATTCAAGAAATTGATTTCTCCTGACTTCCACTCTTCCAGTTTTTCATCAAAATCCTTGTAACGGGCTTCTTCTTCCTTTCTTAATCTCTCTAATTTTATTCTTTCTCTTTCTTCCTCACCCTTTCTCCATCTTTCAGATCTTTCTGAATACTTAATCCATGTACCTTCCCCGCAAACTTCATCAACAATCACATTTACGGTCCCTAACACTTTTAATCCTTGATGATCCAATAAAATTTGAAAGATGCGTTTTAATTCATGTACGTGCTTACGCTTGATACTATCTCCGCTCTTGGATAATTCATGATTGGTTCCAAGCCAATCATTAGCACTCTTTTTAAGGATACTCTTAGCAGTTCCCATGTTAAAGAACTGAATGTAATCCATCATATTCCCAAAAGCGCCCCAAATATCTGTATAAGATAATTCTGTTTTAGCTCTTTTGTATTTTTCAATAGACTTCTTAATTGATTCCAGTTTGCTGGCAACGAACCTCATATTACCAGTATCCGATATATTATCCCCTACACTGAAAACCATTGCCCAAGTTGGTATCGCATTACGAGCATAGCATTGATGTTTGCTCGTGGTAGCAGAATAATAATCTTCATTTATCAGGTATGCTTTCTTCCCTTGTTTGTTTTTTACTATTCTTCCGATTTCAAAGTGATACCCATAAGAATAAATACTTGCACCTTCAAAGAAGAAATTGCTCCCTGATGCTGATTCTTCTTGTTCATGAGCCCACAAGTGAGCGACCATTGAATTGTTCATATAAATATCTTTTTAATTGTTTAACTTACCTTTATCATATGACATTCTCTTTTCGTATTTTTCAATACGTTCGGTTATCATATCGCAGAAGACTTGCCCCTCTTTTTCGGAACCTCTGAAGTAACCAACCATCTTCAGAATATTTCCGTCAAATTCATGGACAAACTTGTTATAATAATGTTCACCCATAACTTTCCCGTATTTTTCTATGAACAAATCCTTGTCCAGTGATTCATCCTTAAAGCAACGGTTGTAATCCCATCTTACGATACGAAACAATGTTTCAAAATTCAATCTTTCCATATCTTGTATTTTATGGATTTCCTCACATTCTTCATCCGTTAATCCAGTGTAATCATCATTGATTAACGGACAAGCCCAACAAGATGGCAACCTGTATCTTATTACTTTTATGCTCATAGTTTTATTAATCTACAGTTACTATCTTCAAATACCGGAACCTTCCCTTGTTCTCTAAAATAAGCAGTGGCCACCTTGAAAGCATAAAGCGGATTTACTTTCTGGATTTCTTGTTGTGATTTATAGAAAGATAGCGGCTGACATACATAGAAGTTTTCATTATCAAGGCAACCGAAAAGCCAATCCATATTGGATCCACTGCAATTAGTACCGCCAAGTACGATCATATCGCACCCGGTCTTTCTTGTTCCCAAAATAAATGCCTTGTTCTTATTCTCTGGCTGCATAAATATCTCCTTGTCGATTATAAACCAGTCACTCTGGCAGTCCTCTACATCCCGGCGAACAATTTCGTCAATTTCAAGTGCGTATTCTTCTTGTGTTTTCATAAGATATGTTATTAAATGTAGTTATATAATTTCTGGATAAAATCACTCATGGCATCAGCATACACAACCTATTCTTCTAAGCCATTCTCTATCATGACTTCCTTTATCAATTCATCTGTCTCCTCGTAACATCCCCAGCAAGAATCAACCTCTTCCCATTCTTCGCAATCTTCATCCTCTCTTGATTCGTCTTTGTATTTCTTGGTAAATGCTACCTTCTTTTCAAGAACGTACCCTTTTATATCTCCCCACATCCACATACCTATGGACTTTACTTCATTATTTATAATTTTGGCACAATCTTCTTTCCAGTCTCCTTCTTTATCGCAGACTTCATTATCATATTTTTCTTTTGTAACGTATGCTATTCCTTTTATATAATCACCTTGACTATAACCCCTTGTTGACCACTCTATAGCCACCACGTCTTTTCCATATTTGGATATGATATCTAACAGGTCTTCATCATCCAGATCCTCTATTAATTCTCCTCTGCAATCAAAGTCCGTCAAATCACTTGGAAAAAACTCTTGACCTATATATGGACTTGTCTTATGCTTCAACTCCCATACATTGCCACCTCTGTTGTATGTGAATGAGATCCCATTCGCTTCCCCTTTCTTTAAATATTTTACAATGTCTTTCTGTTCTATATGCTTCATTACAATAGCATCAATAACATCTCTAAGATCATGCTTGTTATCGTAGAAGAAAGTTTTCCAATTGCATTCATCATGCAATTGATGCATATCAGAGTATTCAAAAAAGAATGACCCAAACAAACCCCAATTAGTTATAGGGCATTCTGAATCACGGCAATAATACACTTTAATGCGATAATCGCCTACTTCTTTTGTTGTAATAAGATCGTCTTCCATGTCTTTATATTTTAAATAGTTCTTAATTTTTCTTCGATAAATGCATCTATTTCATCATAGTATGAGCCATCAAAATAATAATTCCCATATTTCTCTGTAAACTCTTTAGCCCACTTTTGAATGATGTTAAATGCCTCTTCCCTGCTACATTCTTTTAGTCCTGATAGATAATCCACAGCTTCCACCGATAACTCTTGTAGATTTCGTAAGTAATTCAAACCTATGCTATATGGTAGCTTACCTACTTCTATACATACATAATGACCCTGTTTAAAGGCATCCTGTAAATCTTCCAAACTTTCTATCAATGACTCGGACTCATCATCTACTCTCACCTTGTATAACTCAAAATCTTCATTTTCTGCCGACACCCATATCTTGTAGGCTTTTTCGTTGGACAATCTTTTCCAAACAAATCCGTCACTGAATACAATCAGGCTACCTGTTACTATCGTATTTTTCATAATCACTTTCTAATCTGTTATTCTGTAATAATAATCAAGTTCTTCTCCCTTAAA